TATTATCTGGGCAGCACTTGTCTGACACTGGAAATGGCATATCTGAATGCGAGAATGATTGCAAGACCCATTGCTCCATGGCTGACCAGTTTGGTAAAAAAGTGAGAACATCCGATGAGGTGCAGAATTTTTTTCTGTACCTTGTCGGTGTTTTTATGCCTGTACAAATTGAAAATGTTTTGTGAACTCTTTTCAAACTACCAAAAAGGCTGGTAGTTTGAATGATAGAGTAAGTTCGACGATTAGGAAAGGGGGTGTCCATGTGAGTGTGAATGAACGGCGTGCCGAAATCATGAAGATTTTAGTTGCTCGCAGACAAACAACAGTTCCACTTCTTGCACAGGAATTGTGTGTATGTTGTAATACTGTTCGCAACGACATTCATGCACTTGCATTGGACTATCCTCTGGAGACGTGTTCCGGGAATGGTGGCGGTGTTAGAGTAGCAGATTGGTATCATCCATATAAAAATATGCTTACAGAAGAACAATCTGTTGCTTTGGAGCAATTGCTATTGTTTGCAGATATTCGGCAAGCAGAAGTGATTCGCCAAATATTAGCGGAATTTAGTTCTCAGACCTATCGTCAAAAATATGCAAAGGAGTGAAACCAAATGAAAACCCTCATAGATGTCCTTGCTGCACTCAGCGATTTCGTAAAGGTCGCATCAGAGTGGGCAGAAAGTGCTTCCAAAGCAGAAGTGGAGACGTTTACACAGATTTATCCACAAAAAGAAGAAGTGGTCAAAAAAGCAGTGGAAAAGGCAATTACGTTGGAAGAAGTCCGCAGTGTTCTGGCAAATCTGTCCCGCAGCGGACAAAAGGAAACGGTGCTGAAACTGCTGCAAAAGTATGGCGGCAGCCGATTGTCTGAAGTTCCACCGGAACGGTACGCTGCACTGTTCGCAGATGCACAGGAGGCAGCCCATGCCGAATAAACACGCTATGCTCTCTGCTTCCTCCAGTTCCCGCTGGCTGGCTTGCCCACCGTCTGCACAGCTCTGTGCTGCCCTGCCGGATACTGTGACAGACTACGCCCTGGAAGGAACGTGTGCTCACGAATTGGCAGAGTACAAAGTGCAGAAACTGCTTGGGAATCCGGCAGCCAATCCAGCGGAAAACTTGGATTTTTACGACACCGAAATGGAAGACTGCACGGACAGCTATGCTCAGTACATTGCCGAACAGCTGGCAAATCTGCAAGAACCGATTGTTTTAGTGGAACAGCGTTTGGATTTCAGCCGATATGTTCCCAGCGGTTTTGGTACGGGCGACTGTGTGATTGTTGCAGATGATGTCCTGACTGTCATTGACTTTAAGTATGGTAAGGGCGTAGCAGTATCTGCTGATCACAACTCGCAGATGATGCTGTATGCTCTGGGTGCATTGGAACTGTTCGATGCCCTTTATGACATCGCAGAGGTTCGGATGGTAATCTTTCAGCCAAGAATCCAGAACCTCAGCGAATGCACTCTGTCACTGTCGGAACTGCTGCACTGGGCGGAAACCGAACTGAAACCAAAAGCCGAACTTGCTGCCAAAGGCGAGGGAGATTTCTGTGCTGGTGAACACTGTCGGTTTTGTAAAGTGAAGGCAACTTGCCGGAGACGGGCGGAGTACAATCTACAATTGGCGAAGTATGATTTTGCGATGCCGGACAAACTGACCGATACCGAAATTGAAGCAATTCTGGAAACTGCTGACCAGCTGGTTGCATGGGCTTCTGATATCAAGGAATACGCCTTGCAGCAGTCCTTACAGGGGAAAGCGTGGAAGAATTGGAAGCTGGTTGAAGGCAGAGCCAGACGAGCATATTGCAGTGAAACTGCAGCAGCGGAGGCGGTACAAGCTGCTGGATTCGACCCATACGAACATAAGGTACTGGGCATTACCGCAATGACCAGAATGCTGGGTAAGAAAAAATTTGAAGAATTGTTGGGAGATTTGCTTGTGAAACCACAGGGAAAGCCAACACTTGTTCCGCTATCAGACAAACGACCTGCGTGGAATACTGCACAGGTAGATTTCAAAGAATAAAGGAGTTTTTATTATGGCAAAGTATATCAATCCTGCAAAAGTAGTAACCGGTGTATGCAGATTTAGCTACGCCAACCTCTGGGAAGCAAAGGCGATGGACGAGAACAGTAAGCCGAAGTACAGCGTTTCCCTCATCATTCCGAAGTCGGACACGAAAACCATCGAGAAGATTCGTGCCGCCATTCAGGCTGCCTACGAGGAAGGACAGGGAAAGTTGAAGGGCAACAGCAAGTCTGTTCCGGCACTGACATCCCTTAAGACACCGCTTCGGGACGGTGACTTAGAACGCCCGGACGATGAAGCCTATGCCAACAGCTATTTCGTCAATGCCAATTCCATCACTGCCCCTGGCATCGTGGATGCTGCCTGCCAGCCAATTCTGGAACACAGCGAGATTTACAGCGGTGTCTATGGCAGAGCCAGCATCACCTTCTATGCGTTCAACACCAAAACATCCCGTGGCATTGCCTGCGGACTGCAGAACATCCAGAAGATTCGGGATGGCGAACCGCTGGGCGGTCACAGCCGTGCAGAGGACGACTTTGCAACCGCAGAAGACGAGGATTTTCTGAACTAAGATAGCTGGGCGGACAGCTAGGCGTTATGCTTGGGTGGGTGATTGAGATATGCAAAAATTGATGATTGATTTAGAAACCAAAAGCGACATCGACATTGCCAAATCAGGTGTGTATCGTTATGCAGATTCCCCGTATTTTGATATTCTGCTTGTTGCGTATTCCGTGGACGATGCCCCAGTGCAGGTAGTTGACCTTGCCAGCGGCGAGCGGCTGCCGGAAGAAATCCTCAACGCTCTGACGGATGACCGCATCCAGAAGCACGCTTTCAACGCCAGCTTTGAACGGGTCTGCTTGTCGGTCTGGCTGCATCGAAACTATCCGGAACGCTTCGTTTCGTACGGCTCACCAGAGGATGCCTGCGGCAACTATCTCAGCCCGAAAGCATGGCGGTGTACGATGGTAGCAGCTGCGTATCTGGGCTTGCCGCTGAGCCTTGCCAGCGTGGGAGCAGTTCTACAGTTACAGCAACAAAAAATGTCCGAGGGGAAAGCTTTGATTCGCTACTTCTGTGTGCCGTATGACCATGTAAACGGCATTCCGGTGTTTCATGCTCCGACCGATGCTCCAGAGAAATGGAACGTCTTTCGGGCATACAACCAACGGGATGTGGAAACGGAACAAGCGATTGAACAAAAAATTGCTCGGTTCCCCGTGCCGGATTTTGTCTGGCAGGAGTATGCCCTTGACCAGACCGTCAACGACCGGGGTATTCAGCTGGATTTGCAGTTGGTGCAGCAAGCAATTCGTATGGATACGCTCACGAAAGATAAGCTGCTGCATCAACTGAAAGATCTGACCAACTTGGACAATCCGAACTCTGTTCAGCAAATGAAACAATGGCTGGCGGAACACGGACTGGAGTTAGAATCGTTGGGAAAAAAAGAAGTACAGGAACAATTGAAAACTGCTCCGCCGGACTTGCAAGCCGTGTTGCTACTTCGACAACAAGTATCAAAATCCTCGGTCAAAAAGTATCAAGCCATGCAAAACGCCGTCTGCTCGGATGGTCGTGCAAGAGGAATGTTTCAGTTCTATGGTGCAAATCGAACAGGTCGAGAGGCTGGTCGTATCATTCAGCTGCAAAACCTGCCACAGAATCACCTTCCCGATTTGGAAGATGCACGGGAGCTTGTGAAGTCTGGTGATTTAGAAGCAGTAGAACTGCTGTATGAAGACATTCCGGACTCGCTCTCACAGCTGATTCGTACTGCTTTTATTCCAAAGTCCGGCTACAAATTCCTCGTGGCAGATTTCTCGGCGATTGAAGCAAGAGTCATTGCATGGCTTGCCGGTGAAACGTGGCGAATGCAGGCGTTCGCAGACGGCAAGGACATCTACTGTGCCTCGGCTTCTAAGATTTTCGGCGTGCCAGTAGTCAAGCACGGCATCAACGGACACTTGCGGCAGAAAGGTAAGGTCGCAGAATTGGCATGTGGCTACGGCGGCTCGGTCGGAGCAATGAAAGCCATGGGTGGATCGGGAATGTCTGATGCGGAACTGAAACAAATTGTGACGGACTGGCGAACAGCTTCTCCACACATTGTGCAGTTGTGGTGGGATGTAGAAAATGCTGCCATCAAAGCTGTGCGGGATAAAACCGAAACAGAGACCCACGGCATTCACTTCTCTTATGAATCTGGTTTTCTGTTTATCAAGTTACTGTCCGGCAGACGGTTGGCATATGTCAAGCCACGCATCGGTGAAAATCGCTTCGGCGGTGATTCTATCACCTATGAGGGCATTGGCACGGGCAGAAAATGGGAACGCTTGGAGACTTACTCCGGCAAGCTAGTCGAAAACATTGTTCAGGCAACAGCACGAGATCTGCTCTTCTATTCCATGCAAACGCTATCACAATACTTCATTGTCGGTCATATTCACGATGAAATGATCATCGAATGCCCGAAAGATACAAAGCTGGATGAGATCTGTCAGCAGATGGCGAGAACACCAGACTGGGCAAAAGGACTGCTGCTTCGGGCAGACGGATATGAATGCAGCTTTTACAAGAAAGATTAGGAGGATTCCATATGTTTTACATCAAAGAAAATCTGAATGACACCACCAGTATCTCCGTGGAGATCAACAACGAAAACGTATACTGCCACTGCCCGCAGTGCGGTGCAGAAGTGCCGGTTGATCTGAGTATCTTCTGGACAGCAGAAAACTTTGACATTTTCAGCAGTGCCGTTTACTGCGATGCCTGCACACAGAAACGGCTGAAAGGAGCATTGCATGAATCGGTATAATGCCGAAGGGTACATTGATCTCACTGCTTATGAGGCACTGAGCCGTATTGAACGAGAGGAACGTAAAGCGAAAAAGGCTGCCGCTTATCGACCGCTGGTATACATTTGTTCTCCCTATTCCCACGGCTGCATCAATGACAATATCGAAAACGCCAGACGATACAGCCGCTTTGCAGTAGATACCCACTATGTCCCTATCGCTCCCCACTTGCTGTTTCCGCAATTCATGGATGACAGTCTGGGCGAAGATCGTCAGACAGCGATGTTCATGAATTTGGTACTGCTGTCAAAATGTGCCCAGCTGTGGGTGTTTGGTTCTGTGCGGTCGGATGGGATGCAGCAGGAAATCAAATGGGCAAAGCGGCGGCATATGACCATTCGGTATTTTACAGAAGAACTGGAGGAAATAGAATGAAATTTACGCTCTATACAGCAAACTGTACCGGCAATGAAAAGAATATCCTTTATCCAAACCAAAAGGTCATTACTTCAGAAGCGGACTTGAAAAAAGCCGTTGTTTACGATCATGTCTGTGCTCAGTATGAGAATTTTGCCCGCAGTGACGCCAATTTCCTATTGTCTGATGTAGTACCCATGGATTGTGACAACGACCATTCAGATGACCCGAAAGACTGGATCACGCCTGAAATACTGGTGAGCAGCTTAGTAGATGTTGCATTTGCAGTGACTTACAGCCGTCATCATATGCTGACGAAAGGCAGCAAATCTGCCCGTCCACGTTTCCATGTTTTCTTTCCTACTTCACCCTGCAGCGATGCAAATTCTCATAAGGCGATAAAGCAGAAAATCCATAAGGAACTGCCGTTCTTTGACGGAAATGCACTGGATGCCTCACGTTTTTTGTTTGGTTGTCCGAGCGATGTTGTATGGCACGAAGGAAGTTTATCCATTGAGGACTGGCTTACACTGATGAAGTCAAACCGTAACATTCCGCAGGGACAGCGAAACAGCACAATGTCACGCATTGCCGGAAAGCTTGTCAAGCGTTTTGGCGTGACCGAGGAAAGTTATCAGAAGTTCTTGGAAAAAGCCTCAGAATGCGAACCGCCGCTGCCGGATGAAGAACTGGAAACGATCTGGCACAGTGCCTGCAAATTCGGAAAAAAAGTAACCTCGCAGGAAGGATATATTTCTCCTGAAGCATACGGCAAACAATCCTTGATTCCCGATGACTTTTCGGATGTTGGAGAGGCTCGCACGTTTGTAGAAGGCTTCTCAGATGAGGTGGCATTTACCATTGCGACCGATTATCTTCGCTACAACGGAACCTACTGGGAGGAGTCAGAACACGCCGTCACCCTTGCCATGATCGAACATACAGACGTACAGCTTGCAAAGGCGGAAAAGCAGGTGGAGGCATCCCTTCTGAAACTGGAAAGCCTCGGTGTTGCAAGAGATGCAGCGATAAATGGCAGTAAAAAGTTTCGGGATAGTCTGGACGAGGAACAGATTGCCGCATACAAGGAGTATCAGTACTATGCCACTTTCAAGGCATTCGTGATGAAATACCGCCATGTTCGCAGTATGACCAATGCACTGGATGCTGCAAAGCCGCTGGTTCTCCACAATCCCGAAGCCCTCGACAGCAACCCGATGCTGTTAAATACACCTGGAGGAACTTACTATCTGCCCGAAGGATTGAATGGCTGGAAGCCTACAGATCCTGCCGACCTCTTAACGAAAGTGACGGCGGTTGTTCCAAGTGATGCCGGTAAGGATTTGTGGGAGGATGCCTTGCAGCTGTTCTTCTGCGGTGACCAGAGTTTGATTGACTATGTGCAGATGATTTGCGGACTTTGTATTGTGGGTAAGGTGTATTTGGAGGCAATGATTATTGCCTACGGCGATGGGCGTAACGGCAAGAGTACGTTCTGGAATGTCATTTACAAGGTCCTCGGCAGTTACAGCGGCAACATTTCAGCAGATGCACTGACTGTCAATTGCAAGCGTAATGTCAAGCCTGAAATGGCAGAACTCAAAGGAAAACGGATGATTATTGCAGCAGAATTGCAAGAGGGCATGCGGCTGAATACCAGTGTGGTAAAACAGCTCTGTTCCACGGATCCGATCTTTGCCGAAAAGAAATTCAAAGCACCATTCCACTTTGAACCCTCTCACACGTTGGTGCTGTATACCAATCATCTTCCGAAGGTTGGTGCGTCGGATGACGGAACATGGCGGAGATTGATTGTCATTCCATTTCACGCCAAGATTCAGGGTTCTAAGGACATCAAAAACTACACGCAGCACTTGGTCGATAACGCAGGCGGTGCGGTGCTTTCATGGTTGATTGAGGGTGCAAGAAAGGTCATTGCTGCAAACTATCAGATCAACAGACCGCAGTGTGTGCTGGATGCCATCGGAGCCTATCGGGAAGGCAATGACTGGCTTGGCAATTTCATCAATGAGTGTTGTGAAGTGGATAAAAGCTATCAGGAAAAGTCCGGAGAACTATATCGGCACTACCGTGAATACTGTCTTGAAAATGGTGAGTTTGTTCGCAGCACATCAGATTTCTATTCTGCTTTGGAACAGGCTGGGTACAAAAAGAAGAGAACAGCTTCTGCAAGATTGATACTTGGACTTCAAATAAAGTTTGATTTTCTTGATTAAGTAGGATTTTGACTGTCATTTGAATATTTAGAGCGTCATAAAAAAAGTAAAAATCAACGGAAAATAGGGCAAATGACACTTTAAGACACTCATATACAGTCTTTACGCAGGCGAGAAAAAAAGTAAAAAAAATCTCTATATATAAGGTTTGTAAATGACTGTCGTAGAGTGTCAAAGCCCCTAAAAATGGGAGAATCCATGCGAGAAAAAATCATTGAAGAAAAACTCACAAAGGCAGTAAAGCAAAATGGCGGTGTGTGTTGGAAATTCACGTCTCCCGGAACGGCAGGCGTTCCAGATCGCATCGTATTGATGCCCGGCGGTAGAATTGCTTTTGTGGAAGTGAAAGCACCCGGAGAGAAACCAAGACCGCTTCAACTTTCCCGGCATAAACTTCTGAGGCGATTGGGTTTTCTGGTTTATGTCTTGGATGCTTGTGAGGGCATCGAAAAAATCATCTCGGAGGTGAAAAGCGATGGAACTACATGATTATCAGAAATATGCTGTTCGATTTATCGAAGAACATCCAATCGCAGCACTCTTTCTGGACATGGGACTTGGTAAGACGATTACAACACTGACTGCAATCCACAATTTGATGTTTGATCTATTTACGGTCAGAAAAGTTTTGATTATTGCACCGTTGCGAGTTGCACGGGATACATGGTCTGCTGAAATTGAAAAATGGGAGCACTTGAAACCGCTGCGATACAGCGTAGCGGTCGGCACAGAGGAAGAACGCATTGCAGCTTTAAAGGCAGATGCTGACATCTACATCATCAACCGGGAGAACATTGACTGGCTCGTCAACAACACGAAGTTCGATTATGACATGGTGGTGATTGATGAACTCTCCAGTTTCAAGAGCCACCAGAGCAAACGTTTCAAGGCACTGATGAAAGTTCGACCAAACGTGAAAAGAATCGTAGGTTTGACAGGCACTCCTGCCAGTAATGGTTTTATGGATTTATGGGCGGAATTTCGTCTGCTGGATATGGGGCAGCGGCTCGGTAGATTCATCGGGCAGTATCGGAATGCCTACTTCAAGCCAGACAAGCAGAACGGATGTATCGTGTATTCCTACAAACCCCTGCCCGATGCCGAAGAACGGATCTACGAAAAAATATCGGACATCACTGTTTCGATGAAAGCCCTCGACCACCTGCACATGCCGGAATTACTTTCCAACGAATATCCCGTGCAGCTGTCCGACACGGAGCAAGAAACCTACAAGCGGTTCAAGTCCGAATTGATTCTGGAGATGCAGGATATAGAAATCACTGCTGCCAACGCTGCAAGTCTATCCAACAAACTTTCCCAACTGGCAAACGGTGCGGTGTATGACGATACCGGAGCGGTGATTCCCATTCACAGCCGAAAGCTGGATGCACTGGAGGACTTGATAGAAGCCGCCAACGGCAAGCCCGTTCTGGTGGCGTATTGGTTCAAGCATGATTTGAAGCGGATTCAAGAGCGACTGCGAAAGCTGAATGTTTCCTATCAGGAAATCCAGTCCTCTGACAGTATTCGGAACTGGAACGCCGAAAGGCTGCAAGTTGGTCTGCTGCACCCAGCCGCTGCCGGACATGGCTTGAACTTACAGGCAGGCGGTTCTCACCTGATTTGGTTTGGACTGACCTGGAGTCTGGAACTCTACCAGCAGACCAACGCCAGACTGTGGCGGCAGGGGCAGCAATCCGAAACGGTTGTCATTCAACATCTCATCACCAAAGGTACGATTGACGAACGTATCCTGAAAGCCCTGACCCGGAAGGAACAAACCCAGACCGCTTTGATGCAGGCAGTCAAAGCAGAACTTGGAGGTAGCAGATGAATATCATTTGGCAGTACTTAGACAAACGGAGTGCCGCTGTAAACGCACTGAAGGATTACAGCAGCATGGCTTACATCCTTGCACACACAGACGAAGAAATCGCACAGGTGCATGAAGACACCACCACCCTTGGCAGTCCGGCATTTACAGATATGCCGAGCGGCAGTCCGAACCCGCAGTCCGGAGAAATGAGAATCATCGCTGCCATTGACGAAATTGATGTACTGCGGGAACGGTATCGTCAGGCAAAGGAATACATGGAATGGTTTCAGCCTGCATGGGACAGTCTGTCGGAGGATGAACGGTATGTGCTGGAACAGTTCTATGGAGGAGAAGAAGAAAAACAGATTGATGCTGTTTACAATATCTGTGAGCACCTGCATATCGAACGTTCTACAGCTTACAATAAGAAAAATCGTGCAGTGCAGCATCTTGCTTTGCTTTTGTACGGAAAGGCATGAGGTAATTTGATGGACGAAATTGCTGAATAAACATGATATAATAATATCATAGAAAACTGACCGAAAGCCCTGTGGTGTTCCGCATGGGCTTTCGTTGTATCCGGAGGTGAACCTTATGCCGAGGAAGGCACTGAAGCCATGCAAGCATCCCGGCTGTCCCAACTTGACAAACGGTTTGTATTGTGCGGAGCATCAGTCCCTGCACCCAGACCGACCGTCTGCCGCCAAGCGTGGATACGGCAGCAAGTGGCAGAGACTCAGCAAAGCGTACCTGCGCCGACATCCCTTGTGTGTGCGGTGCAAAGCACATGGACGGTTCACGGCAGCGACCGTGGTCGACCATATCATTCCTCATCGTGGTGATCCGCATCTAATGTGGGATGAAAGCAACTGGCAGGCGTTATGCAAGCCCTGCCATGACCGCAAGACCTGGACGGAAGACCGAAATCCCGTCTATCGGTATTGATTGTGTCTAAAGAGTATTATATATTAATATATATGCAGATTTTAAAATTTCTTTCTCTAATTTACTTGAAATATCATACTGTAGCTGGTATAATCAAAATAGAAGGGTATAAACTATAATGAACTGCATAAAATAAAAGCAGATGATTTGTATAAAATATCGATTCTTATGTCGCTTTTTGTCGAACCTCTTGCAATTTAGTACTTATTGTGCTATGATAAAGAAAATAAGCACAACAAGGAGGAATTCTAATTGAGTGGAGAAACGGTAAAAAAGTATCCTCGGTTTGGATACTTTCATGTTAAAATTGGATTCGATGAGAAAGCCATAACTATATTAATTAAGAAATATAATGACTCAACAAAAAATGAGGATACTGAGATATGTAAAGCACTAGAAAAATGCAAAGAAAATATTTCCAGCGATGTAGATATGTTTAAATTAATATTATTAGCAATAAGGAATAAAAGTGCTTCTGGATTTCAAGAAATTGGTGGTAAAAAAATCGATATCGATATTTCAACATTTCGGCCAAATGTAGAAGGTGCAGATCATGTATATTTTCAAATGGCGAATAACAGAAGCGATACCGTATACAAAAAGAAAATTGGATCAGAAAGAGAAATAGTTGATTTAGAAGATGATGAATATATTGGAGAATATTGCAGTGCACTTTACCATTTTGAGAAAAGAATGATATTACTCCAACGAAATAGGTATTCAGTTTCTGTATCGCAGTTTGAAGCTTTTTTTCAGCTCTGCATATCAAATTATTATCAGAAAAATATTTCAGAAGATTCTCGTATATCTTTTCCTATATTTGTAAGATTAGTTCCTGATTTAGATCAGAAAATGCTTGATAAAATTAAAAGAGGTAATATTGAATTTGAAAAGATAAAGATATGTGGTGATGCTGCAAAAATCAATCATGCAAGTAAATTGAATATGCCGTGTATACAAAGTCTTGAAAAAATTATTAATGGATTTTCAGGATATGAATTTTCAATTGAAATAAAAGCTAAAAAGGAAAAAGGTAGATTTTCGGAATCGCTTTCATCATCGAATGTACAGGACTTATATGAATATCATAGAAATTGCAGGGAAGAAGATGAACTTCAAATTATTACACAAATGAAAGATGGTGAGATTCGAGATGTGCTAGATTGGTCTGTTCCAAAAAGAGAGCGAGTAATTCCGATTACATATTCTCGTCAAAACCCTCCAAAAATAGATGACTTGTACAAAAAAATGAAAAAAGTTTTTGATGAAAATATGCCAGATTTACACGGGTAAGGCGGTATAACAATGAAATCAACAAAGGGAATCAAAGATAAGTTTTATAATCATTTTTATTTGTTTGTATTTATTATAGTAAGTATTGCTATCTCTGTTTTTGTTTGCTTTCTTAAATACAACAAGATTATTACCAATGGTTCCGAATTATTGCCTCATGTTATAACTTTTTCAACTATTGTTTTAGGGCTGGTTAGCCTTGTTTTTACAATTATTATTAGCATAAGGGATAGATCTTTTTATCGACTTGTAAAAGAAAAGCAACCTAGAATACTAGATCAGTTGTTTGGATGTTTAACAGCTTCGGTTTATGCTAGTTTGCTACTTGTCATATTTAGTATGACCGCTCTTGTGATTTCGCTTTCAAATGACGTTTTGAAATACTCTCTTATTTTTATTATAAGTGCAAGTTTCTTTTTCTTGTTATTGACAACTATTCAGATGTTTAAATTAAGTGTTGAGATGCTTAAACTTGATGATAAGTAATTACAGTGGTTTTTATAAAAATAAATTTCAAGGCCTTGCGAAAGCAAGGCTTTTTATGTTGTGTTGTGATGATCTACCCTGATGTATGACGAAAGCAACTGGCAGGCTCTTTGCAAGTCCTGCCATGACCGCAAGACATGGACGGAAGACCGAAATCCTGTCTATCGGTATTGATTGTGTCTGAAATGCTGCCGGTGGGGGGATAAAAATCGCTAATTGTGAACTTTCTAAAGACCGGCGTTCCCTCTCACACACAAAAATCAAGGTTCAAATGGGGGATTAACCCCGGAAATATGCAAACAAGCCGAAACCTACGCAGTTTCGGCTATTTTTCTCTCAAAAAGGCAGGTGAAATCAGATGGCAAAGGACGGTACAAGAAGAGGCGGCAGACGAGTTCGTGCAGGTGATAAGCCGAAGGCTCTCTCTGACAAGATTGCAGAGGGCAAGGACGCAGATATTATGGAATTTCATGCTCCGGAATTGGACGCAGCTGATCTGGACGATGCCGCTGATTTGACCGGTGCGGATATGCCAAGCCCCAGTGCATACTTGTCTGCCCAGCAGAAGAACGGAAAACCGCTGGGAGCAGACATTGTGTACAAAGAAACATGGCTCTGGCTGAAACAGCGTGGCTGTGAAAAGCACGTCAACAAACGGCTGCTGGAAAGCTACTCGCAGGCATTCGCCCGATTTGTACAGTGTGAAGAAGCCCTCAGTACCTATGGACTGCTGGGAAAACACCCGACCACCGGCGGCGTTATTGCTTCCCCGTTTGTGCAGATGAGCCAGACATTTCAAAAACAGGCAAATTTGCTCTGGTATGAGATTTTCGATATTGTGAAACAGAACTGTACGACCAAATTTGACGGCACACCGCAGGATGATTTGATGGAACAGCTTCTGAGCAGCAGAAAGTGAGAAATACATGAAAGCAGATACTCAGTTCTGGCGAGATTTGAAAGCCAATCGCCAGAAGATGACCAAACAGCAATACAGAACCATTAAGGGACAGGCGGTCAGCGGAAAAGTACTGGACGCCAGAAAAGGTTTACAGAAAGTTTTGAAGCGGAGGAATGGAGCATGACCACAACTACAGAATTTCAGCTTGTTGATATCAACAAGTTAGTACCCTATGCGAATAATGCCAGAACGCACAACAAGGAACAGATCCTGAAGCTTCGCTCTTCTCTGCGTGAGTTTGGCTTTGTGAATCCCGTCATTATCGACCGGGAATACAATGTGCTGGCTGGACATGGACGCATTATGGCGGCAAAAGAAGAAGGCATTGCAGAAATCCCATGTGTATTTGTTGACCATATGACTGAAGCACAGAAGAAAGCATATATCCTTGCCGACAACCGTATGGCGTTAGATGCAGGCTGGGATGATGAACTGCTTGCTGTTGAGATGGAAGAATTACAGAATCTCGGTTTTGACCTTGGACTTACAGGCTTTGATGAAAAAGAAATCGCAGATTTATTTGCAATTGACAGCGATGAAGCAAAACAGGACGATTTTGATGTGGACGCAGAACTTGAAAAGCCCTGCAAATCCAAAACAGGCGATATCTGGCATCTTGGAAAACACACAGTTATCTGCGGTGATTCAACTTTGCCTGAAACGTTCAACGCTCTGCTTGGCGATACAAGAGTAAATCTTGTCTGTACAGATGCACCATATTTTGTCGACCTTAACAGCACGTCGGGAAAAATCAAGAATGACAATCTAAACGATAAGGAAGCATACAAATTCCTTATGAAAGTATTCAAAAATCTGCACGAATATATGCAGAGAGATGCAAGTTTCTATGAATTCTATGCCACTTCAAAGGCGCGAATTTTTCACGATGCTTTTGAAGATGCAGGCTTCAAAGTTGGTGCAGGTCTTGTGTGGAAGAAAGATCGCCTTGTTCTTACAAGAACAGACTGGAAATATATCCACGAGCCTATCATTTTTGGCTGGAAAAAGGACGGGAAACATAATTGGTACGGGGATCAGAAACAAGTGACGGTATTTGAATTTGATCGTATCAAAAACAGCAAAGAGGACGGCTACGGACATCCATCAAGCAAACCTGTTCCGCTTATCGCCTATCTTATCGGTTTATCAACGCAGACCAATGCTTTAGTGCTTGATTGCTTTTTAGGTTCAGCGTCTACGCTTGTTGCCTGCGACCAGCTTGACAGAATTTGTTACGGCATAGAGTTTGAACCGAAGTTTGTTGATGTAGCCGTTGAAAGGTACATAAAACTCCATGACGGAAATTCCGATGATGTGTATTTGATTCGGGATGGGAAGCGAATGGAATATTCGGAAGTAGAGGTGTCAGATGCGTAATCTCACCCTTGGCAGCCTCTTTGACGGCAGCGGCGGTTTTCCGCTTGCCGGACTGTTAGCTGGCATTGTGCCTATCTGGTCTTCTGAAATCGAACCGTTTGCCATTCGTGTGACAGAAAAACGGCTGCCGCAGGTACAACACTTCGGCAATATCAGCGGACTGCATGGTGCAAAGCTGCCGCCTGTGGACATCATCACCTTTGGAAGTCCATGCCAGGATATGAGCATCGCCGGAAAAAGAACCGGTCTGAACGGCAGCCGTTCTTCTCTGTTTCACGAAGCGATCCGTATCATCCGAGAAATGAGGTGTGCAAGCAATGGCAAATACCCAAGATACATCGTCTGGGAAAACGTCCCCGGAGCATTTTCTTCCAACGGCGGAGAAGATTTCCGCTGTGTCCTCGAAGCCATCTGTTCGGTCAAAGACAGCAGCATTTCAATTCCTCGACC